ACCTAGTCCCGCCAATCCATTATAGAACTTTAAAACATCTCTAAGTTGATCTTTTTCTAGGTAAAGTTTATCTTCTCTTATAAAAGGTCTAAGAGGAACTCCACTAGTAGCTAACCCATGTCCTGTTCCTATACCTGTATTCTGTCTCTGGGTAACATCTGTAAGTTCAATAGAGTCTATTAAGAGATATCTATCACGATTATTTGGAAAAAAGAAAACTTCCACAATATAATTCGTATCATCCATATTTACTTGTGGAGTAACCTTATAAATATCATTATCAATTGGAATAATATCAAGATATTCAAAGTTATTTTGGATAGTAAAGTTTCTAGTATCGAATTCTATTAGAAAGTTTTCAAAATAATCATCCCGAAGATTTAAAAGAGTATTATCATTTATACTTTCAGAAGAAGTAGAGTCAGACATATTACCTAAACAGAAATCCACCACCTCCACTTGTGGAACGCCAGCCTCATAGACTCCGAAATCATAGGTATGAGCTAAAGACTTCTTAACTGCTGGGATAGATAGTCTGTCTTCGTGCATAACTTCCCACTTACCTTTAGGAGTCCAAGACCAAAGATACCCCTTCACGGGCTGCGTGTGAATCCATACACCTAGTCTCCCACCCCCCATTATTATAGAATTGTCTTCAGACACCAAAGCTTTTACATTAAGTTTAAACTTATGATCTTTAATAAAATGGTTAGGTCTATCACCATATGAAGACAAATCGAAGCGGAGTCTTGGAAGTCCCCCTACTGATTTACACTTAATAACCGTATTATTAACTAATGTATTTTGTATACCCCTAACAGCAGTAGAGGAATCTAATTTAAAGATAGTGAATTGGTTGGCTGGTGGAGCCCCAGAGATATCTGTAAATTCAATACCGCTTAGAATGGCTGGATTTCTATATTCAGCATTATTAACATTTCCAGAAGTCCAAGTTCCAGATAAAGGAATCACTGATTGCCCAGAATCACTAGCAATAAAAGTTCCATTTGCTGTTTCATTCCACACATTATCAACATTAATTGCACTAACACTAGCTCTATCAGTATTAGGAGCCACCATATTTCCAACAGCAGAACCAGCTAAATCAAAATCACAATTGTAAAGACCTTTACCAAATACTTGAGCAAAGATATTGCCCCCAGTCTTAGCGGTCTCAGTTAGCCCTAATGGGTGTTTAGCAAAAATCTTGCAGTAGTCTCTATGAGCTTTTTGTAATCCAGTACCGAAGCTAAAGTTCTCGTAGTCTTCGAAAGAGTTTAAAACAAAACCACTAGCAATAGCTTCATTAGCAAAGCTTTGTCTATTGTTCTTCCAGTAATCATCAGCAGCATAATTCCATGAGATTGGGGGAACAGTTAAGTTAATCTGCTCATTAGCATAATCATAAGCCTTAGCTTCAAAAAGCTCATGCATAGTGTTATATAATTCAGGGACCTGACCCCTATCCACATACCTAGCTGTGGCTGAACCCTCTTCTGGCATAATGCTATTAGAACCTAAAGCCGATAATCCTCTGTACGGAAAAGTAGCACTAGTATAAATTCCTGAGAACTGGTGCGATGATTTAAGTTTCTCACATTCATGCCAAACTCCTGAGGGATTGATGGGATCAACTACAGGGTAGAACTTGCCAGCAGAAGCCACATAACCCAGCGTAAGCTCTCCAAGCGATGAAGGCATAGAGTCCTCAAAAGTAGAGGGATCGTAGCTTACAGGAGCATTGAAGCCCGTTCTGTCGTAGTACCCTTCATGGGGAAGCAGGTACTTGAAGTTGCGCCGTCTTAGGGCGCGTCTTCCGACATTAGAAAATGCAGTAACATTCGTAGTTGAACTAAGAAGAGTATCTCTAATGTTATCAACATCCTCTCTTTTAAATGTATTTAGACCCCCCCTACCATCATTATCTCCTGGAGAGACCGTTCCCATAGATACACCACTATACTCAAAGTTTCCTAATATAGAAGCAGAAGTATAAGAGGCTCTACTATCATCTTTATCAAACCCCAAGTATTCCCACTTAGCACTTGAAGTGGATAAAGCATCCTCCGCACTTGCGGCTAAGTTTACTTTCGTTATAGCATGAGCAGGAGCAAATTCTCTTGCTACTCTAGCTGCTTCATATAGAGCATATTTACTATCTCCCTCCATGGTAGTTTTAGCAAAATCAAAATCAGTATCTTTAAAATTAATGAAGAGGTGAGAAGATTTTCCATTCCACAAAGGTAACAGGTTCTTCTCGTAGTCAGAAATACTGAACATCACATCATTAAAGTTTGACGGGACCTGGACCGAACTGAACATCATAAGGAATCCATTTAAAGTTCCTAAATCTGAACTAGCTGTTACAGCACCACTAAGGATATAATTTCCTACCTCATCAGAAAAAGTATCTTTTACTCTAAAACACTTAAGTTTATTGACTAACAGGCTAACCATATCAGCAGTAATAATAGAATCTTTATAATACTTAAATTCTTCAAAAGGTGGTAGAGGATAATTTTGCTTTTCTCTATAGTTAAATAAGAAATTAATATCTCCATCAGGCTTAAGGTAAGTGGGGCGTTCACTGCGAGGACGATCCGCTGGATCTCCTCCTGTCGAGACGAAATCTCCTTCAGCGAGGTCTCCTCCTGGGTGTGTTGCTCCTGCCATGTACACACCCAAACCTAAAGCACCAAATCCTGTGGCAGCCGCAAAAGCTTTGCTCTCTCCAAATCTTGCAGCTTCTGCTCTATATCTTAGATAGTCTAGACTCTCAATAGTGTGGATATGGAACGGATGCATTCTAGGCTCATTAATAATGGTATATATTTCAGTCTTTTCTCCTTCACTATCAAGGCTCCACAACTTTGGCACAGGCCAAACCTCTCCATTAAGGATAAACTTATCAGGAAAAGATTTATATAAATCTAAAAGAATACTATCTGTAACAATTTTAAGGTTTTCTTCTAGGCTGCTGGTGCTGTAAGAATCAATTCCCGCTCTCCTGCACAAGCCTGGAGTCCAAGTATTCAAGTCTCTAAATAATGGGGACTCTGTGCCTAGGGCATACCAAATCAACTGAGGAATATATGATTCCCAAAGATCCTGAACTTTCCCAGAAACATCAAAAACAGAATCAACAATTAGCGCATTAATAGCAGCTTGAATAGCTTCTATAGTTCCTGATTTCTTATAGAGATCTAAAGCTAATCGTAATTGTTGTCTCCACTTCGAAGGAGATCTACCACGAAGTTGGAATCCAATAAGATCTGCTATATATTGAATATGTTCATCTTTAACATTTTCAATATCATAAATTAATCCAATATTTTCAATCTCATTAGTAAGATCAGCAAACTCATATCCCAAGAGATTAATAAACTTTCTATAAGGTCCCTTAGAAGTTTTATTAGATAAAAGTAAAGATGCATCAATATAACTATCGAAAGCCGCTTTAACTGTGAAATCCTGCTCGTCAATATAAAGAGGAGAGTAAACGACATTCATTAAAGTTTGAAGAGCATCCAACTTTTGAGTACCGCTAGTATAGATTGGAAGAATACCAGCACTTGACTCAGTAATGCCGTCTGCTGCTCCAGAAACAAAATTAGCAGGAAGGTAGGAACCGAAAGAACAAGTTTCGTTATTTCTCCACAAATACTCTGTTAATCCTTTGATGCCATCAATAGTCTCTAGAGTCTTTCCTAAGTATAAAGAGTTTAGTGAACTGAGAACATAACTCGATGGAGAATAGTCTAATCCCCCATCAGCGGAAGTATTCAAGAAATAAAACCACCCTAAATTATCCGTTAAATAATTGTGAACACTGCTTGGTTGTATATTATTTGTTAGAGCAGATAGGGTAGTAATATTAGTAGCTATGTTCCCAGCGGGTTTTGAAGTACTCGCAGGAATAAACATAGGTAGTAAAGTTCCTGAAAGGAAGGTATTAAACTCTGCACTTGTATCAAATGTGGAAATAGAAGACCCTAAAGGGAGAAGGATTTTACTCTCAAATAAGAATGGATTAATCTTTGTTAATTCGTTCTGCTTTACAAAGTACTGCGATATTCCACTAATATTTTCTAAAGAACTCGTTTGGCTGTTGGCTACACCTGATAAAGAAATAACATTAGAAATATTTGCAGCAACCTTTAGATGAGAGTTGATCACCTGAGAAACGGGGTTTGTCTCTGTTCCGCTTAGTGTTATATCTTCCGTCCTATACACCTCAGGGGTGATAAGTTCTACTAGATCTACAAAGTTAGTCTTGTAGTAGTTTCTAGGATTCGGTGTGTACTTACTGTCGCCCATTAATCTAATAATTCTACATTAATTGTTAAATTATTCAACTGAATAATTTCATTAAAATCAACTGAAATATCTTGCCCAACATTATCTATAGTTGAATACCGAACCTCGTCAACCTCAAATATTTGCCTATTAATTTGTGATACATTAAAGGCTTCTCCAAACTCTCTATTATCTATACTCATGTAGGTCATAATCTTATCTCTAACTCTTGCTTTAATTTGATCTTGGTTCTCTCGTTCCTCTTTATCAATTTTAATCGTTGTAACTAAATCTAAAGTTCTAATAAGACCATCAACAATAACCACATCATCTGTAGCCATCTTCTTTTTAGCTATAGCATCTAGTAATTGAGTTTTAAAATTTGTAGTACCTCGTTGCAACTGGAAATCAGATGCCTTTTCTAAAACATAAATATCAATTATATTAGCAGAAGAATAAGCCTGTCGTGTAGCGGCAGTGGCTTTACCAACTGTGCCAAAAGTGCTGTTAAAGGTATTAGCAAATACAGAATAATCTTCTAAGGTTACTAGACGATCTTGCCTTCTAAAATTTAAAGGAGCAAAGCGTTTTGCGTGATCTAAGGTCTCAGCATTTGCGCCACCCGTACCTTTTGAATTATTTGTTAGAGAAACCGAAGCAGGATTACTATCAAGAGTAACAGCCATACTATTATTAATAGTATTTTTTCCTATGTTTCCTCGGGTTCCTCCACCAACTCTATAAAATACATAATAATTAGAGGTATCGTCTGGAGAAACTCCCACACTCCCGTCACCAAAAACTACGGTAGCATTATAATTATCATCATAAATAACTTCAAAGATTTTATCTGAAGAACCAGAAGCAAAAAAGACATTAGGTACTTCAACAAAGGCCCCAGTCTTGGTGGCATCAGGTCCGTCAGTAAATACTTGAACACTAGCTTCAACCACAGGACCTTTTGTAAGCTTAATAGTCTTAACCCCTTCCGTTGCTGCGAAGCTTCCAGTATCTCTAACCAAGGCACCTTCTTGTAAAACTATATTTTCAAAAACGGTTACAGGAGTACCAAGCCCCTCGGCAGCAGTAAGGGTTATGATACCAGTCTGATTAGCGGTATCCACAAGCCCATTGACCACTTTATATAATGTATAAGTTAGCACTCCTCCATCTTCAGGGGAAACAGTTTCTATAGTTCTATTACTAGCCTCAATCGTAATATTGGTGCTTACGGGGTCAGCAGAAGTAATCTTCGCATCAGCCGCAGCAGAAAGAGGACCTTTCATACGAATTCCAATTAATTGTAAAAGCTTCTTAATGCTAGGTCGTTGTGTAGCTGTGGCTAAGAAGTTCTCATTAGCAAGCATATCAGCTTTCATGGACATAACAGATCCCATGTAAGCTACAAGCTCTAAGAACATCATCCCTAAATCCGACTCAACAAAGTATTTATAATCTCTTGGGTAAACTGCCTTTGCATAAGCAATCAGAGAATCCCTAAGAGTAAGAAAATCGGTAGCAGCAAAGTTAATAAGAGACGGTCTCTTTACAATAGGGACTTCCGCTAACTTCATAAAGTCCGATGCAATGGTTCCAGAAAAGTTCATGATATATTTACCTCAACATCAAATGTTTCTAAATCAGCAGTATCCAATCGTAAAGATAAAACTACTCTAAGTGAGTTTCCTCCCCCTGGTCCTACATTTCCGAAAGGAAATACAGCTAGTTTTGCAATGTGGGCTCCTACAATATAATTCTTAAAGGAATATTGAATCTCTCTCTTAATTGATTCAAAAGTAGCTTCATCGAGTGGTTGGAAAAGATATTTCCTCAAGTTACATCCAAAGTTCGGAAGCAAAATTCTCTCTCCCCTCTGGGTCAAGAGAAGTTGTTTGACGGCACCTCTAATCATAGCAATACCAGAACTCTTAGATAAAAAACCCCCTCCTAGAGAAGATCCTAAAGGGAAGGATAATCCATAGACCTCTTGCTTCTGTGAGGTTACTGCTTGTTTCATATACCTCGGAGGTATACTTCCAAAAACCGAAACTGTTTGATTGGCTGCCATTAGATCTTAATATTCTTGAAGAAGCCTTTTTGGGCTTTGTAGTTCTTTAAAACTTCTGCATTATCTAGGGCTCTAGAGTAAAATTTCAAGCTTCCTATATTACCGCGCAAACCGCTTGTTATTCCTCCACGATCTCCTCCTAAGAAATTTCCATGTTTATACATTCCATCTGTATATCCCCCACCCACTATCCAAGGAGTATAAAAGGTGTTTAAGAGGGGACCTTGTTTTAGTACCCTAGGTCCATCAACCGTAGTAGAAGAGTATTGGAAACTGTTATCTTTCTTAAAAGAGGGTAAACTTGGTGGCCTCTGAGGGCTTACACCGAAGACTGTAGATATAGCGGAGGTAGCAACTAATGATCCATCAGCAAAAAATTTAATAGTATCTGTAGTAGGATCACAAGATATATCAATAAGAACAAATTGAGAAGATACATTACCAAAGTCTGTGGCAGAAAGGTCAACTTTCATTTTGTAAAAACTTGCATAATCTCCACAATTAGCATCATCGTTATTAATCCAAGACGCAGCGGAGGAATCTCTAGCTTGGGTTGGGGCTATAAAGAAACTTAATGAAGAAGCAGGGTCGTTATCATAATTGTTATTACTATATCCCGACAAACCTAAAGGATATCCTGCCTCAGTAATTCTCCGATCCCTAGTAAATCCACAAACCATTCCTCGGACATATTGATCTCCCCTCTTATTTTCTAAGAAGTCTAAGTCTGTTGGTACTCCTTGATAGGTCACAGAAGAAGTACCTGAAGCAACCCCTACATTTTCACTGGCTAAGAGTGCCTTAGTTAAGGATGATGCTGTCGAACTAAGCCAACCTAGTTCTCCATCCATAATGTTGGGAACATGAGCCCAGCATTCCATAGTAAATCCGCTTGGCGAATAAGTTAGATCTTGGAATTCTCTAGTGTCAGGAAGCTTTGCATATGATCCTAAAGCTGATGCTGCTGCGGTATCAGTAGATTTATTCTTAACAATACCTTCAAGATAAGGAATCCCAATACCAGAAACAAAAACTATTCTCTTCGAAGGCCCAACTAACTGAGCATTATTATACATATCCTCAGTAGCACAGTTAGTGACAGGGAAGGCTACAGAGGAGGGCAATTCTATAGTGGTCTCAAGGAAGTTATAAATTGCAAACAGATCTTTATTTACAATCTGATCAGTCAGAGATAAAACAGACCCTGCATAGGTGGATGATGGGGTATAAACAATAGCTCCTTTTCCTACTGTAGGGACCGTTAAATGATCAATATTTAATGAAGGGGGCTTGGGGCGCGTTCCAGCAAATTTTACATCAATAGGCAAAACTATACCCACAACATCTGCTTGTTTAAAAATCAGAGCATTTTGTTTTTCAATATCTACTTCTAAATTATAATCAGCTAAGTAGGAGAAATCATTAATGGGCACCTCACCAGGAGCGAACAAAGGTCCTCTTAAATTCCCGTAAATCTGCGGGGCCTTTACAGCAACTTCAATTTGCTTCTTTCTTCTATTTATCTTATTGTTGTGGTTAGCAATTTCAGAAATAATTAAATTTCGCTGATTAGTTACAATTGAAGAATCTTCTCCATAACTACCAATAAAGGAAACTAAATCAGAAGATAAATCAAAAGTTTGTTTGTTTCTTTGTTGTTTCAATACAGAAAGAAAGTGATCTCTGAGATAGTAAGATTGAAGACCTTGACTATCATCAATTCTATTGGGATCAAAAATGTTATCTTTAAATTTATTTAGCGAGTCAATAGAAACCGCTTGACCCCTCCCTCCTAGGTTGGGATCATAATCGTATTTCCATTGGTCCCCAATAGGAACGATTCCCGAAATAGCTAGAAATACGGGATCCAAGCCCCCAGACTGAGAATCGTAATAAAGACCGTCAGAGGTTAGCACATACTGCCCAGTGCTGCTTCTTGGAGGTCCATAAGTAAGTCTAAATACTTCTTCTTCTTCTCGTCCAACTTCGGGATCTTCCAAAGAATATCTAGGAAAATCAGTTCCATCAAGAGCGAGATCTAAATCTCTTGTGTCTAATAGCCTAGGCTCTAATGAGGGGTCTGCGGCTCTTGCTTTAAAGATATCATTAATTTCATCAAGCTTATTATTACAGGTAGAAATGAACTGGGCTGCTGATTCTAGTCTAGCCTTGTCTCCTGCATACATGGAATCAAAGAGTTCGTCAGCTTGTGATTTGGGGAGAGTAGCCCTCTCGTCAGCAGAATTTCCAGATTGGTAGGATTGAAGCTCATTCCACTTATCAAGACAGTCAGATATAGAATCTACTTGGCTTTTAATATTCGTATAGTTTTGATAAATCTGCGCTCCAAAAGAGGAGGCGAATTGAAACGCTGCCAGCAACCCAGCAAGGTTGCTCTTGGTTTGATTATCATCATTGTCAATTCCTTGCCATGCAGTATCTGACATAAACTTAAAAACACCATTCCTCGTATCAAACTCAATAATTCCAGTATTAAGCATTAACTTCTTAAATACTTCTTTTGTTATTTCATTTGCTTTCGATTTTCCTGCTGAAATTTGAGATTGCATATTACTCAAAACAGAGCTTGGAAGAAGGCTCATGGCCCCAGCCGCAAGGTTAAGCATACAGCTAGGCAT